AAATCAAACGACCAATTCAGGTTGTACCTTTTCCGGCTTTCCTTGTTTGGCTTGACGGTATGCGTTGTGTGAACCATACGATCGCTCACCGAAACCGATAATGAGGCTTGCTCATCCGATCCAAGGGGAACCAACATTTTCGTTCCAACAACGGTTTCAACTTGCATGTTTTTAGCCATTTTTCTTTTCCTTTTTCATGGTAATTGGCACGCTCCGAATGGAACGCCCAATATGATTAACAATGAGAAACAGCGGACCGGCGACAACCCCGATCTCATTTTTATGATGTAAATTACCATATCCGATACAAGCTGTCAACATGTATTTCAAAATATTTTTTGTTCAAACGAACATGTGTTACCAGGTAACCCGTATATGATTTTTCATATGTGAGGATGATTCTAATCTACATCAACTTCTTTTAAAAAAACAAAGTTCCCGTGCAATTTTCATGCCAAGCTCTTTCTTTTTTCAGCTATTCAATTTCCTGCATGTATTTGAATTCAAATAGGCCCGCCCGCCCCCCCCCTTTTCTTCTTTGGTTTCTCTTTCTAGACCATTTTCCGTCTCAGAAAAATTTCAATTCCTCATAGAGGTGACGCAGTCACCGATATTCTTTTGGAAAGCTTGTTAAAAAATTGACCTTTTTAAATTAAAAAAGCTTTTAAAATTGAATTTGCAAAAGGCTTTGGAAGATGAAGAAAATGCTTTACAATGTTTGGATGGATGAATTTGAAGAACTTTTAAAAATGCCCCGGACGGGTGGATTGAGAGAGCTCTGGAAAGATGAGCTTTCAGACGAAGTTCGGCGCCGTTTTCAGATCCTTAAAAATGAGCTTTCGAAAGAAGAAAAAGAGGAATAGTAAGAAAAATGTCCTACGATCCTTTAAAGGAATTTCAGAGTAATAACTCAGCCCGGGACAGTTCTCGGCAGCTCTACCAGACAGAACTTTACGAGATGGAAAAAATTCTCGGGAAAAGAACCGCAACTGGGGCATTGAAATTAAAGCGTCTAAAGCCTCTTCATAGGCACATAATTGCCTGCCATCAACGGGGTTATTCTAATCGAGACATTGCTCACCTGATGGATATTACAGAGATTACAGTTTCCAGAACTTTGAATGATCCCTTGGCCCAAGAACTTATGAAAGAGTTCTCTGAAGGCATTGATCACGAAATGGAAGGCCTGATGGCTCTTGGCGTAGATGCCATTCGAAATGCTCTTCAAGATAATGATAAAAAGATTTCTTTGAAAGCCTCAGACCAGCTTTTCCGGGCCATGGGTAAATATAACCATACTCAGGATGATCCAAATAAAGTTAAAGACACAGCAGAAGATGTTATTGCCCGAGTTCTTAATGTGATGGAAAACCAGTCAGAGAGTATAAAAGAACTTGTCCGGCCGAGCCGGCCCCGAGCTATTGACACGGATTTTATGGAGATAACTGATAATGGCAACGATAGCATTAGTGACTGAAAGCTTGATGAGAAGCGGCCACTTATGGACCTGGGAAGCTCTCACAGCAACTAATACCGATGGAGCCCCGGCCGATGAAAAAGTTGGCTCAATTGCTTTTACAGAGAAAACTGTAACTGTGACTGGGAACTTTGGAACAAGCGGTGAGTGCACCATCCAAGGTTCTAATGATGGTACGAACTGGTTCACTCTGAACGATGTTTTTGAAAATCTTGCGGTTTTCACATCGGCCGGGATCATGCTCCTTGCAGAAAATCCCCGCTATGTCCGGCCAGCTATAACTGCTGGGAGTGGGGCAATTGATCTTGATATTATTATTGCTGTTAAGGCAAATCTCCACTTCAGATAAAAGGATTAGAAAATGTCTACCTCAGACGCCATTAATATTGCTAAGAAAATGAAACAAACCTTCAAGGCTTTTGAAGATGCAGAAATTCTCCTGCTGGAACTTAACTCCGCTGAAAGCAGAAAAATTAGTCTTACTAAGGATAATGATAAGCTGGCCGAAAAGAAAGCCGAGCTGGAAATCTCTGTCCAAGATCTTCATGAAAAGATCCGGAAGCTGGCCGAAGATTCTAAAAAAGCTGAAATTCATTTGACTGAGGTTAAGTTGAATATCCGGGAAAATGTTGACGAGGAAATTCAGCTTGGTAAGAAGAAGCTGGCAGAAGGTCTTGCTGAGGGAAAAAAGGAGCTGGAAGAATTCCTTCAGGAGAAAGCCAAGATGCAAGAAATAACCCTCACCGAGCATGAGGATATTCTAAATGCTTGTGAGCTTGCTCAAGCTAAATATGATGAGATTCTGGAGAATATTAAAAAGCTTAAAGAATCTCTCTAGCTTTATTCCAAATTTTAAACCATAGAGGTAAATAAAAAATGGTAGCTTTTAACTTCTTCGATCAGTTTATGGAAGACCTAGATGAAGGTATCCATGACCTGGGCTCGGACCAGCTTACTGTTGCCTTATGCTCAAATGCAAACGCGCCAGTAGCCGGAGACTCTGTTCTTGCAGATCTTACCGAGATCGCTTATACAAATCTCAGTAGCCGAAACATCACAACCTCGGCCAGTGCCCAAACAAGCGGTATTTATAAATTAGATCTAACCGATCTGACACTTACCGCTTCCGGTGCTGTAGCCACATTCCGGCACGTTGTTATTTATAATAATACGCCAACTTCCCCGGCAGACCCTCTTATTGGCTGGGCAGATTTTGGCTCCGATGTAACCTTGGCTGATACTGAAACTTTTGTTATAGATTTCAATGCTACGAACGGATTGTTCCGGCTTGGTCTGGGAACGATAACTTAATATTGAGCTTTTAACTAGGTAACTAAAATGGCTCAATATTTTACAGACTATTCTGAATACACCGCCGGGCAACAGCCAAGTGATTGGACTGAGCGCTTCGTCACGGCGAATATTACCTGGTTTGCTGAGAACTCTGCTGACTCTGGGGTAACTGGCGGTAAAGTTCTGGTAATGACCCGGGTAACTGCTAATGGTCGTTCCATGATAGCATGGGATGCCATTGATAGTGACGCTGAGCGCCAAGATGTTGAGATCCTTTTCAAGTCAAAAAAAGCTTCTGGAACTCCGAGCGTTCGAGGAATAGGTCGTGCCTCCGGTGCAGCCGGGAGTGAAAATGCTTATGTAGGAGGCTATAACGGGAGTCTTCAAGAAGTTTCAGAATACGTTTCGGGGACTTTTACACAAGGGGATACCAGCACCGATTTTACACCCTCTGATGACACATGGTATTGGACTAGGTTCCGGCTGAACGGTACAAGTCGTCTGTGCCGTATGTGGAATGATGGAGATGCCGAACCCGGAACGTGGCAGGCAAGTGATACTGATTCAGATATTACGGGGGATGGCTGGGTAGGGCTTTTCAGCTTCTCGCAAATAGGCACGGGGCACATTATAGATGTATTTGGGGTCGGAACAGATGGAGACTCCGCTCCGAGCCAACCTTTAAATGTTCTAACCATAGATTCCACTGAATTAGTTCTAGAGTCTGATGGTATAAATTTTATTCTGAATAGTGGGTTAACCTTAGACTCTGCTGAATTAGTTCTAGAGTCTGATGGAATAGGCCTATCTTCCATAAATGTTCATAATGATTTTCCTACCGGTAATATAGACGTTTCCCGGACTGTTATTTCTGAAGGGTCAACTTCCACACCGACCATAACAATATTTGCTGAGCCGGGAACCAACATTAGCCCGAGCACTCCGGCAGATATCTATTACGGGTTTGCTGGAAGAATTACTGGAATTAATGGGAAGACGCCTACTTTTGTTCTTGCTGAGAACGATCCAGTCCGAGCCTTTTCCCCCGCTCCTGCTTCTTATCGGCCTTGGTTTACTTATGATGATCCTACAGATCTGGATGCAACTTGGGTTAGATTTGCAAATAATACTGTCGGCGGCGGGGATATCACATTTGATCATAACGAAGCATTCAACCAAGATACTGTTTATGTAACCAGCCGACCTAGATTTCCAACTGCCAAGTGGCGAGCATATGTAGACAGCATAAAAGCAGACCAATACATCAGTGAGCCTGCTAGTTCTGACAGCGCTGACCATGTTTATTTTTCCACAACTTCTACAACTGCCGTCACCGGGGCAACTTTAAATTCTATTGATCTTCTAAGTTTCAGGCTTTCCGATGATGCTGCTCAACCAGACGACGGAACGGCAAAAATAAACATAGTTCATATAACCGGCCAACACGCTCATGAAGAGCAGGGTGAATATGCTTTAAGGGCATATATAGATTTCTGCCTGGGTGCGGATGCAAAAGCAGTAAGTCTCCGAAAGAACACCGCGCAGTATTTTTACGGGATTGTTAATTCTACTGGTCGGGATGGTGGCGGTTATAGGGGAACTCTACAAAGCGGATCGGAAGATGTAGATCCGAATAGAATATGGGACGACACCCCGCCTGTTTTAGAAGAAGTTGACGCTACCAAAGACGCTATCACCGAAGACACCGGAAATGACATAACAGTCTTCTTTGATTGGCACGGGCGGGGAACGACCAGCCTGGAGCCTGCTATCTTTGCTCATGCTGGTCGGATAGACGATAACTTTGTTTCTGCTGTCCAGAGTTATCTGGGGAATGTCGTAGATATAGCCAGTGGAGAAGACTCTGGAATATCAACTGTTCATTACCGGGCAACTACCGGGGTAAAATTAGCCGCTACTGTTGAAGGAGACGGCTTAATATCCGTTATTACGGAGTATGATGATTTCGGAGAAGCTGTTGCTCAAGCTCTTGATGATTTATACACTTCTGGGGATTTACAATCCATAGCTTCACAAGAGCTAGTTCTTGAGTCTCCCGGTATTACCTTAACCCATAACCAAGCTTCCCAATTAACATTAGACTCAGCTGAATTAGCTATTCAATCATCCGGGGTTACTCTAACATATAGTGGCGATGACCCCGGATCTGGGGATAAATTCTGGTCAGTAATCCCGAAAAGACTTGGTAGGCGTAAATAGGAAATTTTTCATGGAAGATATGATTTTTAAAATGATAGATGCGGGCGGCAGTCTAGCTTTGTTCGGGCTTGTAGCTGGGCTTTGGAAACTTGACCGGAGATTGGTTATTCTGGAAACTACATTAAAACACATGCTGATAAGTTTCAAGCTAGGGGAACATAAAGAATGACTCCTGAGGGCGCCATAATTGAGAGTATGTTTCGAGTTGTAGATAAAGAAGGCAATGACCGGGACTTTATTCTTAATCCTACGCAGAGAAAACTAGATGAGCTTTTGACTGGCCGGGACCTTATTCCGAAAGCTAGGCAAGAAGGTGTATCTACGTATTTCCTTGCAAGATACACTGCTGCCTGTCTGATGAAACGGAATGTTAAAGCAGTTGTTATCTCCCATGAAGGCAAAGCCACTCAGAGACTTCTTTCTAGGTGCCAGTATTTTTTGAAGAATATTCGGGGCGGTGCAGCTATTGTCGGCCGAGACAGTATGAATGCTATCACATTTCCGAAGATGGATAGCACTATTTACATCGGGACTGCCGGATCAAAAACTTTTGGTCGTGGTGATACTGTAACGCATTGCCATTGTTCAGAATATGCCTATTGGCAGAATCCTAAAGGCTTGCTGGGCGGTCTTCTTCAAGCTGTTCCAATGAGCGGTGAGGTGGCAATTGAGAGCACCGGGAATGGTGTGGGCAATGACTATCATCGCCGAGTAATGCGGGCTCATGAAGGTCTAAGTGAGTGGGCTTGCCATTTCTTTAACTGGGTAGATTTCCCTGAATATTCTGTGATTTTGTCTCCTGAAGATGAAGCTAAAGTTCTAAGCCGGCTTAACCCTTATTGGGACGAGCCGAGGCTTGTAGCTCAAGGAATGACCGCTGGGCAAATTATCTGGCGCAGGATTAAGCTTGAGGAGCTGGATTATGATCTTCAGCTATTTTCTCAAGAGTACCCGCTCACTCTTGATGAATGCTTCCAGGCTTCGGGATCTAGTCTTTTTGCTAAAGTTCGTTTTATGGATACTCGGGAATGGGTTGATACTGGGAATAATTTACATATTCTTAATGGCCATCCTTGTATTGGCAGCCAATATACTATCGGTGTTGATCCTTCTGGTGGCGTTGGTAAGGATAATGCAGTTATTCAGATCTTTCATGCTGAGAGCGGTGAGCAAGTTGCGGAATATGCTCACAATAGGATTGAGCCGGATACTTTAGGAGTTAAAGCTGCTGAGCTGGGCCGGTTATTTAATGAAGCTTATATAACAGTTGAGTCTAATAACCATGGCCCCGTTACTCTTGATGCTTTGCGAGATGAAGATTACCCGCAGCATTTAATATATTCTATGGAAAGCGCCGGATCAGCATATGAAGATAAGACCTTAATGCAACTAGGTTTTAGAACTTCTGTCCGGACTAAGCCAATCATGCTGGGTAAGCTTAGAACTCTTCTGGCCAAAACTTGGACTATCCATAGCACCGATCTTAAGTCTGAGCTTAGTACTTTCATAGAACATGAAGATGGAAAACTAGCTGCTCAGGATGGCTGCAAAGATGACAGGGTAATGGCGGCAGCCTGTGCTGCTATGGGTGCGGAAAGGGCTATGTTATACTCTGGGGATGGCCGGGAAACTGAAATTCTGGCTACTAAAGATCCGGCTAGATATCCATTTACGCTTGAGGGCATTATCGGAAGCTTGAGTGATAATACTCGTAAAGGCGGTCTTAAGCCACAACATGCTTCTAGCTCAGGCAATAGTACCTACTTGTTATCAAAATTTGGAACAAAGGGCTAAAAATGAAAATTCTAGTAATTTCTAAAAGCGGGGATGGTTTCGGTATTGCTCAGAAGCTTCAGGAAGAAGGCCATACGATCAGGTTTTATGTGAAAGAAAGTGGCTTTGATTACGTTCTGAATGGAATTCTTCCCCAGGTTCATAATTGGGAACCTAGTGCTCGAGACTGGGCGGACTTTGTGATTTCAGATATGGTTGGCTTCGGTAAGCTGGCTACAAAACTTGCTGCTATGAATGTTGTATATCTGGGCTTTAACCAAATTGGAGATTTGATGGAGCTTGACCGGGGAAAGCAAATGCAGCTTTTTACCCGCTTCAACATAGGAATTCCTGAAACTGAAGAATTTGCCAATCCGGCTCAGGGAAATTCCATAACTGATAACTGGGAAGATCCCGGATATGTTATCAAGCCAAGTGGAAATCTTGATACAGGTAAAACTTATGTGATCCGGGATAAGGATACCTTCACCTGGGCGCTTGAACAATACTCCGGGGATCAGGATCTTGTAGTTCAAAAAATTGTGAATGGGGTTGAGATTTCAACTGAAGGCTGGTTTGACGGGATTGAATGGGCAGAACCTTTTAATCATACTATTGAACTTAAGCGTTTCATGAACGATGATATCGGGCCGAATACTGGCTGCATGGGAAATGTGGTTTGGAGAGCTAAGAATGATAAGCTAGTCCAGAACCTTAAAAAGCTTACTCCATTTTTGCGTCATGCCGAGTTTCGAGGCCCAATAGACATTAATACCATTGTGAATAGTTCCGGGATTTATGCTTTGGAACTTACTACCAGATTTGGCTATGATGCAGTTGAAGGGCTTTATGAAAGTCTTAGCAAGAAGTGCTTTGGGGATATCTTGCTGGATCTTGCTACTAAGACTAACCAGAATGATCCTATTCAAATTCCTATGCGGGAAGGTTTTACCGCAGTTGTAAGACTTACTGTTCCGCCTTATCCGTTCGATAAAGCTAAGCCTAGTGAGCGTGGCTTGCCTGTTATCGGAATTCCGCATAATCTTGAAAGCATCTATCCAGCTGATATTTATAAGAATAATGGTCAGTTTTTCTGGTCAGCGAGTGACGGAGTTCTCTGCAAAGTAGCAGCTTTTAATGAAGATCTTGACAAGGCTATTGAAGAGGCTTATTTGAAAGTAAATAAAATCTCCGCGCAAGGTCTGCAATACCGAACTGATGTAGGTTGTACTGTAAGGAAAAGTATCAACTTGCTGAAAACTTGGGGTTATATGTGATGGCCGAGCAACGAGCTATTAAGCGCAAGAAAATAAAGCTGCAACAAGAAGAGCGGCAGATTGAAGATTATATTAAGAGGCTTGATAAAGAAGAGATGCAACTTCGCATAAGAATTTTAGAAAATAAACTTAAAGCCAAGGAGCGCCCTCCTGCGCCACCTGCTAAGAAAAGGGAGCAAGACATCTAATGTCTCTTGATGGATATCGCGGCTCTAAGGTAGATACTAATTGGTGGCTTGAGCAGATTAAACACGGAGAAGAGTTCCGTAAGAAGTTTGCTTATGAACAGCAATGGCAGACCTGGAGATCGTATTATAGAGGTAATTGGGCTGACGATATCATGCCCCTTAACCTTTTTTACACATACATGCGGACTATTGTTCCCCGCATTTATTTTCGTGATCCTACCATTTCAATTTCTCCGACCAAGCCAGGCCTGGAGAACATGATGTTCGCCCGGATCATGGAGCGGATAGATACTAAGCTTCTTAAGAATATGAAGTTTAAAAGGGTCATGAAAAGCACTGTGCAAGATGCTTTCTTGCTGGGAACCGGAATAGCCAAACTCGGTTTCGGTGGGTTTTATAGTCCTACTATTATGGATGATTACCCGGGCGCTCCGACGGATAGCAAGGGCTTTGAAGTAGAGCATCATAACACTGAAAGTATGATGCCCTGGGTAGCTAAAACAAATCCGGGAAACTTTGTTGTTCCTTACGGAACGAAATGGCTAGACCATTCCAGATGGGTTGCCGAGAAAATTGTCCGGCCTATCAGTGATATCCAAAGAGATCCCCGGTTTACCAATACGGCCGGTTTGAAAAGCTTTGACGTCGATGGCAGTAGGATGGCTGCTGGATCTATTGTCCGACCCATTAAGGTGGCTAATCTTTATGAGATCCGGGACACCTACACCGGGAAAGTTTTTGTTCTAGCGCCGGATCATTCTAAAGATAATAAACTAATCTATGAAGGGGCTGATCTTTTTCTTACTTCTTATGGCGGTTTCCCTTATTTTCTAAACACCTTTAATGAAGATGATGAAGCTGTTTGGGGCCTGCCAGACTCAAAAATTCTTGAATACTATCAGCTTGAAATTAATGAGATCAAAACTCAAATTCAAAGGCATCGTAGACTTTCCCTGGTAAAAATCCTCATAAAGGATAAAGCCATGTCAGAGAGTGAGGCTGAAAAGCTGGTCTCTGAAGACGTCGGGGCTGTTGCTTTTATCAGAGGGCAGGGGGATATAAGGTCTAATGTCCTTTACACTAATTCAACAATTCCTCGGGAGCTTTTTGTTGCTGCTGATACATTAATGCAAGATACCCGAGAAAGTCTTGGCTTCAGCCGGAATGAATTCGGAGAGTTTAATTCTCGAAGTGGCGACACAACTGCTACTGAAGCTAATATTGTTAAGATGGCTTCTGAAATTCGGATTGATGAACGCAGGGATGGCCTGGCTGACTCGGTGGTTGATTTTGTCAGGATGATGCATGGTGTAGTTTTAGATAACTGGGGCGATGAACAAGTTGTTGATCTGATCGGCCCGGGCGGAGTGCAAGTTTGGTTGAGAGTCCGGGGAGAAAGCCTGAGAAAGAATAAATTCTCCATCAAGGTTGATCCAGATACAGCTATCCCAGAAACCCGAGCAAGTAGAGAGCAGAGAGCTATTCAGCTTTATCAATTTCTTTCTGCTAATCCTTTAATTGATCCGATTAAGCTTACTCAGTATCTTCTTCACGAAATGAAGGGTCCTCAATTCGACGATATTATGAAAATGCTCCCGGGCGTAAATGGCGCTGGAGATAGACCGATTGAAGTTAGCGATTTCGGAAATATGCTCCAGCAAAGCATTTCAAATGCTGGGGCTCAAAATGTCAGTCTTCCTAATGCTATGCCTCAGGGGTAAGAAGAAATGCCTTTGTATGATTATAAGTGCATATGTGGAAAAACCTTTGAAGCCATGAAACAAATGAGTGAGAGGGCTTGTGCAGAATGTCCAGATTGTGGGATTATGGCTAACAAAATACTTTCCGCCCCAGCTGTTCGTAGTTTCCAGTATGGGTATTTTCCAGATATTGGACCCAATGGAGTAACGGTTGGGAATAAGAATGAACTAAAGGATGCCTGTGAAAAACATGAGTGCTATGCACCAGGAGTGCTAACATAATGGCCGCGAAAAAAGAACCAGATTCTGTTATTATCATTAAGATGTTTGAGGGAAATCCATCTGTGGTAATTAAGAACTTTGAAAAACTGAATACCAGGCTAATCGGGCATGGTGCTGAAGCTGCTACAAGAGAGTGGCAGAGACTTAGAACTAGAGCCGTCCATGATCGCCGGGTAATTGAAGGTAAAGGAAAAGTAAATGCCTAAAGAAAATAAAGAAGCTGATGTTAACGAAGCTATGAAAGAATTTCTTAGTAAAATTCCGTCAGAACTCCACGCGGCTGTGAAAGCTGGGGTTAGGGAAAGTATTCAGGAAGTTGACGAGAAACGTGCTAGAGCCCGGGCTGAGGAAGAGGAAGACGAGGATTTTGAAGAAGACGAAGATGAGCCAGACTATGATGAAATGAATAATCGTGATCTGGTAAACCACATGACAAAAACTGTTACGAAACTTTTTGCTAAAGCTGTTAAACCGCTGTCGGAACAAATTGAAAGTACTCGGAGAGAGTCAGCTTCTGACAAGATGAGCCGGGAAATTCTTGAGGTTAGGGCTGAAAATCCCGATCTTCCAGAATGGAAAGCGGAACTCCAAGAAACCCTTACTCAATATCCAAGTATGTCTATTGCACAGGCGTATAAATTTGTAAAAGCAAATAATCCAGAGAAAGCTAACGAAATTCAAAGTAAAATGGATACAGAAAAAGCTGAAAAAGCTCCTGGAAAAAGATCTGCTTTCGGAGGTCTTACTCCTACGTCATCGCTTGAAGCTCTTGATGATGATACAGATCTGTCTCCCAAAGAAGCCGCAGATAAGGCTTGGGACTCTGTTATGGGAGAAATACCTACTGAATTTTTTAGTAATACTTAATTGGAGGTCTTTTAGAGATGCCTGTTGCGACGCTATCTGAAGCCCTGGACAACTTGTATACGACTACTTGGCAAAACATGAAGTCGACACTGGTTGATCAGATTTATGATGCAACCCCCTTTTGGTTTTGGATGAAAGCTAATAACGCGCTTGAAAGTGTTTCAGGCGGACGCTTTTTGTCTGAGCCGCTCCGCTATGCGAAGAGTGAGCGGGTTACTTTTATCGGTAAGGGTGGAACCGTTGACCTGAGTGATCAGGAATTTTTGACCGTTGCTACTGATGATTGGAAATACCTGACGGACAGTATTGTTCGCTTTGGTACTGATGATCAGCAGAACCGGGGCAAGAACCAGATCATTAATTTCATGAATGCTAAGTTGGATAATTCCAAGGATAGCATGACTGATAAGGTTGAAGAATCTCTCTTCACTGATAATACCGGCTCACCTTTGGCCTGGAATGGTCTGCCTACTTTGGTTGCAGATGATCCTACAGCTTCAGTTGAAGTTCATCGGATCAATCAGAGCACTAATACTTGGTGGAGAAACCAGGCTACCAATATGACCGGCGAGAGCTTTGCCATTCACGGCCATGATCGTATGCGTACTATGCTCAACAATACCAGCAATAATAAAGGTGGAGATATGCCGAATATTATTGTTTCTGGGCAGACTCCTTATGAATATTATGAGGATACTGTTCTTGAGCAGAAGCGTATTGTTAATAAGAAACTCGGTGATGCAGGCTTTGAGAATATCCAGTTTAAGGGTATTCCTATGATCTGGTCCCCGCAGTGCCCGAATACGAAGATGTACTTCTTGAACACCCGGTTCCTGAAGTTCAAATACGATCCGGCCCTGAACTTTGATATGACAGAGTGGAAGCCCATTCCTGATCAGGTTAATGATCGTGCTGCGCAGGTTATGACAGCTGGTCAGCTTATGACTTCCCGCCGGCGCGTACATGGTGTTATTCATACGATTGACACCGCTTAATCTATGATCCAAATTTTGGAATGGAGCTATTTAAGGAGTCTAAGTAATGGTTGGTCAAGTTCCCGGTTCTGCCGGAAAGGGTATTAAAAGGATTTTTGCTACCTCTTTGACGGAAGTGAAAACTTTTGATGCTGAGGGTCTCGGCGCTATTCGTCGTGAGGGTACCAAGGCTTATAAATATATCCAGTACTCTGAGGAAGCTGCGGCTGTGGATGGCGTAGCTGGTGAAGTTACATACTATGTAGCTGATACTGGGTATCCTGCTAATAAGGTTACGAGTGATCTAAGTGCTTCCAGTGAAGTTGGAGCTGGTGTGCTTATGGCTAATATGAGTGATAATGAGTATGGCTGGGTTCAGATTAGAGGCCTGGCTACTCTTACAATTGCTCTGACAGCTGGTGCAGATGGTGATCCTCTTACTCCAACCGGCTCAGCTGATGGTACGCTTGATGTAACTGCAAGTGTTACCGATCATCGTTGTGCAATTGCAAATGATGCTAGTGAAGATGAAATCATTTGCGATTTCCCCTTCTAAAGGAGGTTTAACATGGCTGCGTATGCTGCTTCTGTTGCCTCTGCAATGAAGAGGGCAGTTAAAGTCGATCAGGTTACCGGAATTGGTATGTTCACCGGTCGAGTTAATCTCACTAACTACAACTCAACCCTGGGTGCAATCACAGCCATTACAGGCAAATTTAAGTCTGTAGTTTCTGTGATCGGTGGAACAGCCGAAGGCGGAGATTGGGTTGAGTGGGTTCATGCTTCAGGCTCATTCAAAGCTTACGTTTCTAATGCCACAACAGGTGTTACTGAGGAAGTAGCAAATGATGTGGATGTAGGTGAGTTTGATTTTATTGCTTATGGACTGATCTAATGGGAACCCTGAACCTAGCTAGTCTTCTTGTAGAAGTCAGGCGATTTTTCTCTAATCGTAGTGATCTGACTGATGCTATTATTACGACTAATCTAAACTTGGCGCAGGAAGACTTAGCTAAGGTTTGGGACTGGGAAGAACTTGATAACACATTGTCGGGGACTTTGTCTATTACAGCTTCTGAAGTTGATGACAAGTTCCTGGCAATTCCAGTTAGCACTATTAAAGAAATTCATTCGTTTAGACTTATTACAGGTGACGGGCGAAGCAGGAAACTTGAGCAGGTTTCTGTTCGTAATTTTGACCTGGTTATTCCTGAGCCTGAATACTATGCTCGCCGTATTCCTCTAAAATATTGCCTTCATAAAAATAAGGTTGAATTCTGGCCGGTGCCCGATGAGGCTTATCCGTATATTATCCGCACTACGAATTGGCCTACTGCTTTTGCTGGTGATACTGGCGCTTTCTCTGATTTAGATCGGAAAGATTTAGCCCTTGTTTATAGAGCAGCTTCTATTCTCAATGATACGCTGGGAGAGTATGAACGGGCCGCTAGGTTTTACGGAATTTATAGAGCTCTGATTAAGGATGATATATCTGAGGAACAGAGTATGCCAGACAGGGATATTAAGCCTCCTAGTGAAATTCGGAGAAGTAGTTCTGGAACTGCTCCGGGCAATTACTGGCAAAATCCATTCTTTAAGGGTTAAGAAGTATGACTACATTTAGCAGAACTTGGAATGGAGCGTATGAAGCTCAGCCAGCCGATGTTGAGGCTATCTCAATTGGAGCTTCCAGGATACGGAATTTTAAGGAAGATGTCCATGAAAGAATGGAAGTTGATCATT